GACCCTGCTGGCGGCACAAATGCGGCATTTACCAATGTTCCAACTGGTGAATCTATGCAGCCATTTTACGGCAGTTCGACTTCTGGCATTAGTCATACGTTTAACTTTGGTCAAGACAGCAGCTTTGGGGGTCTTCACGCCACAGCCAACAGTAACGCAGATGGCAACGGTCACGGCAGCTTTGCCTATGCACCGCCAAGCGGATACCTTGCCTTGTGTTCGCAGAATTTGCCAGACGCAGCTATCACTGATGGCACTGAGAATTTTAATACGGTGCTTTATACTGGCGATGGTGCTAGTAGCAAGTCTATCACTGGTGTTGGATTTTCTCCCGATTGGGTATGGGCCAAGAACAGAGTAAGTGCCTATGACCATGCTTTGATGGATTCAGTGCGAGGGGCCAGTGCAGCGTATCTGTCTAGCAATAACACCGCGAGTGAAAGCACTTACGGAAATTCTTACGGTTCTCTTACATCCTTTGACAGCGATGGTTTTTCAGTTGCGGAAGGAACAGACGGAACATATCCAGATGCCGCTTTTAATCAAAGCAGTGAGGCTTATGTCGCTTGGAACTGGCTTGCTGGCACAGCGTTTAGCAACGATGCTTCAGCAACAAGCGTTGGGAATGTGGATAGTTCTGGTCAAGTGAATACAACGGCTGGGTTTAGTATTGTAAGTTGGCAGTATACGACTAGCGCAGATAACTTGATTGCACACGGATTAAGTTCTGCACCAGAAATGATTATTTTAAAATCACGAACTACAGCTTACAATTGGGATGTTTATCATTCAGGACTATCTGCGGCTTCAAAACGATTAAAATTAAATAGCAGTGATGCTGAAGTGGCTGGTTTCTTTGACACAGCACCAACTTCTACAGTTTTTGAATACAATACAAGTGGTGCTTCTAATAATGATAATATGATAGCCTACTGTTTTCACTCAGTCGAAGGCTACTGCAAGGTTGGCGGTTTTAGTGGGAATAATGCCACGACTTTTGTTCACACAGGATTCAGAGTTGCTTGGCTTATGATTAAAAACGTTAATGAAGGAAGTGGTGCAGACTGGGGCATGTTTGATAACACTAGGCCAGACGGAACAGGGGCAACATCTGGGGTTAAATTTTTACAAGCAGATATAACAAATGCGGAAGGTAACTCAGGTACAGTTTCCTGTTTCTTTTTTAGCAATGGTTTTGAAATTGGTACGAGTAATACTATGTCAAATAAATCAGGTGATAACTTTATCTACCTCGCCTTTGCCGACCAGCCCTTCAAATTTGCTAATGCACGATAGGAGAAACTAACATGCCGTGGAAATACTCAGGAAGAATAATCAGAGTTGGAAAAGCGTGGGTTGATAACAACGGCACACAGTATCCTGCCGTCTGGAACAACTATAGCGCAGATGAAAAAGCTGCCATTGGCTTAACATGGGAAGATGAAGTTGCGGCACACGACAACCGCTTTTACTGGGGCAGAAACGCTGATGGCAGTTTGATTGCTAGGTCACTCACTGATACACTGTGGGTTGATGAAGATGGCAAGGCTGTAAACGACCCAATGACAGGTGAGCAGGGTAAAACGCTTGGCCTCAAGTCTAACGCCATAGCCCTAGCCAAGACCCAAGCGGCTGGGCTTCTTGCCCCATACGACTGGCAAGTTATCAAAGCAACAGAGGTTGAGTCTTACTCTGTCCCGTCAACCATTACAAATTACAGGGCTGCGGTTCGCACTGCCAGCAATAGTATCGGTACAGCTATTACCAATGCTGCTGACCTTGCTGCCTTCATGGCCTTGTACGATACACCTGTTGATAGCGATGGCAACCCGACTGGTAATGCGCCTATAGCTGACTGGCCTGATGCTATATAAAGGAGTTATCTGTGCCTTTAACCAAACTTCAATTTAGACCCGGAATTAACCGTGATATAACATCTTATTCAAACGAAGGTGGTTGGGTAGATTGTGATAAGGTGCGTTTTCGGCAAGGCTACCCTGAAGTAATTGGTGGTTGGGAAAAGTATTCTCAAAACACTTATCTTGGAACAGCTAGGGCATTATTTAATTGGGTCGCGCTTGATGGGTCTGATTTTTTAGGTGTGGGAACGCATCTAAAATATTATATAGAACAAGGTCAAGCGTTTTATGATGTCACTCCCATAAGAGCTACAACCACTAACGGCATTACTTTTGCTGCGACAGATGGTTCTTCTACTATTACAGCTACCGACACTGGTCATGGCGCGGTGCAGGGTGATTTTGTAACTATAGCTGGCGCGGTTAGTTTAGGCGGTCTAGTAACGGCGGCTGTTCTTAATCAAGAGTATCAGATAGACTCAGTGCCAACTGCAAATACCTACACTTTTACCGCTAAAGACACCACAGGAGCTACTGTAACAGCAAATGCTAGTGATAGTGGTAATGGTGGATCGGGTGTTGATGGTGTATATCAAATCAATGCTGGTTTGAATACAGGTGTTGGCGGCAATGGCTGGGGTGCGGGAACTTGGGGCAGAGGCACTTGGGGTTCTGGTGCCGCTATAGGTGTTACTACCTCTCTGCGAATGTGGAGCCACGATAATTTTGGGGAAGATTTACTGATTAACCCTAGAGATGGAGCGATTTTCTACTGGGATAAAAGCAGTGGGGTTACTACAAGAGCGGTAGAAATAGGTACAGTATCAGGTGCAGATACAACCCCTATAACAGCAAAACAAATAATGGTTTCAGATGTAGATCGTCATGTGATTGCATTTGGCACAAACCCTGTTGAAAGCGCAATACAAGACCCTTTGTTAATACGTTTTTCGGATCAGGAATCTTTAACTGATTGGAATCCTAAAGCTACTAATACTGCTGGTGATTTAAGAATTGGTTCTGGTTCCGAGTTTGTAAAGGCAATAGAAACTAAACGTGAAATTATAATCTTTACAGATAGCTCAGTGCATTCAATGCAGTTTATTGGTGCGCCTTTTACTTTTGGTATTCAGCCTCTTTCATCTAATACAACCATCATGGGTCCAAATGCAGCTATAGCTGTGGAAGATGCAGTATTCTGGATGGGTAGACAAAACTTTTATGTCTACGATGGTAAGACGCAGCAGTTACCCTGTACCGTAAAAGAGCGAGTGTTTTTTGATTTTAATTATGATCAAGCACATAAAGTATTTGCGGGGGTAATTTCAGAGTTTAGTGAAATAGTTTGGTATTATTGTTCAAATACAAATTCTGTTGCAAATGGTGGAACAGGCGAAAATGATCGTTACGTTATATACAATTATGCAGAAAAAACTTGGTATTATGGAACTTTAGGCAGATCTGCTTTTTTAGATAGAGGAATAAGAACATTTCCAATGGCAGCGGAGGATGGTTACTTATATAATCATGAAACTGGTTATAGTGATGATGGCTCTGCTATGATTTCTACAATAGAGTCTAGCCCAATGGATATGGGAGATGGTGATCAATTTACTTTTATTAAAAGATTGATACCAGATTTTACATTTAATGGTTCTACTACAAGCTCACCTACAGTGAATGTTACTTTACAATCAAATAACTTTCCTGCGGGTAATTATTTGCAATCTGAAATATCTAAGGTAGACAGAACTGCTGTTTCTACAACTGTTCCTTTTGAGCAGTATACTAATAAAGCGGATGTCAGGCTTCGTGGTAGAGCTTTTTCTATAAAAGTGGATTGCGCGGCTTTAGGAGTAAGATGGAGATTGGGCAGTCCTCGTGTGGACATTAGACAAGATGGGAGAAGATAGTGGCTACGAATGTAACCCCATTCCCTAGATTACCATCCCCTCCACAAGAGATAGATGCTAGATATTTGAATGATTTAGTGAGAGCTTTAGAGATATTTCTAAGGCAAATGCAAAATCCGCAGTTAAACTTTCAAGAAGTGCCTACAGACGGTAATAACAATTTGTTGCAGCAAGGCGATATTTACATAGCAGATGGCGGGTTTTTAAAGGTAATTGGTAAAACAGAGGTGTTTGGTGGGTCTGTTTCTGCAATAGGTTCTGTTGGAACAGTCACTGTGGCAGTGTCGTAATTGACGATACTTGTAGAGAAAGCGTAATGATGTTAAAGTCTAAACACGAACAATTGTTCTTAATTAAAGGATCCAGTTATGGGGTTGCTTGATGATCTTGCAAAGATAGCCCTTCCAGCAGCGGCAAGTTATTTTATGCCGGGCATTGGAAGTTCTTTGTTTGGAGGCGCTGCGGCAGGTAGCATGTTTGCTAATCCTGCTGTTCAGCAAGCTCTCGTTTCTGGTGGTCTTGGGCTTCTTACAGGAGCAAAACCTAAAGATGCTCTTAAATCAGCGTTGCTTGGTGGGTTAGGGCAGACCATGTTTAGTGGAGCGGGTCAAGCTGGAAAAATAGCTGATCAAAGCACAACTGCCATTTCTCCTCTTCAATATGCAAGAAACATGGCATCTGACCCTATGGCTCAAAGAATGGGTCAAACATCTATTCCAGAAAGTGTTGTCAGTAATGCTATACAAGGTGTTTCAAAGCCCACTGCTGCTAAAACAATGTCTGGTGAATTACTACAAGGTCTTGGATTTGCAGGTGATCCGGGTAAAGAAAATTTATTATTTAAACTTGCTAATACAAAAGTGGGTGAGGGCATTCTTGCAGGACTAACTGCGGAGGCGGCGGCAGCTTTGTTTGGTGATGACGAGGAAGAAGATAACCGAGGATCATTTGAGCGCCGTGCATATGGCGCTGGAGGTCCGGGTGGTCAATTAGGCGGTATAAATTACAATCAAGGCGGTATGGTTCAGTATTTTAACCAAGGCGGTGCGATGGATAATTATCCAGCGAATCCTCCTAGAAGAGATGGGCCTATTAATCCATATGAAGGATCTGGAACCAAAGACGATGTACCAGCATTATTAACGGCTGGTGAATTTGTAATGACCCGTGACGCTGTTGAAGGCGCGGGTGGAGGTGATGTAAACCAAGGTCTTAATCGAATGTACAGTATGATGGATAAATTTGAGGGGATGGCATAATGTCTACACAAACAGTAGAAACCGTAAATCGTCTTGCCCCCTACCTTGAAGGTCTTGAACAAAGACTACTTGGCACAGCGTTTGGTGAGTTTAGCGGAGCAACGCAGACTAGCCCCGGTCTTCTTGATACACCTATTAATCTTCCTACTCAACAAGTAGCTGGTCTTGATCCATTACAACAACAAGCTTTTGCCGCTGCCCCCGGAATGGTTGGCTCTTACGCCCCATTTGTTTCAGGAGCGGCTGGACAGACCCTCGGCGGTCAGGCCGCTTTAGGTGGCGGTCTTGGGCTTTTGTCAAATCCTGCGGCGGCTGTTCAGCAATATATGAACCCATATCAGTCATATGTTATTGACGAAATAAACCGCCAAGCAGCAATCGGAAAACAGAAACGTAATGCAGCGGCAGTTCAGGCTGGTGCTTTTGGTGGTTCAAGACAAGGCATTATGGAAGGGGAAGCAGAAGGACGTAGATTAGCCGCCATAGGCGATGCACAGCGTAAGGGCTTTGGTGACGCTTTAACGTCTTCTCAAAAAGCCGCACAGCTTATGGGTGGTTTAGGACAAGCGTTTGGTGGTCTTGCCAGTACAACGGCTGATATAGGCCGTGTACAGTCAGAGCTTGGTCGCGCTGATCTTGGCATGCTTTCACAGCTAGGCGAAACAGGGCGTAACTTCCAATCGCAGGTTCTTGAGGCGCAACGTCAAAATCAACTGCAATCTGCTCAAGAGCCATTTACAAGAATGGAAATTGGTCAGAACCTTCTTAAAGGCATTCCTAGCGCGGGATTATCTTCTACATTTAAATCTGCTACCACTCCAGCTACCAATCCATTCTTGGCTGGAATTGGTGCATACACTGCGCTTCAAGGTATTAAGCCTTCTGGCGTAAGTGCATAGGAGAGCGTAGATATGGCGGCACCCATCCTTCCAGTTGGTACAGGAATCGGACCTGTTAAAAGCAACCCAATAAATGTTGGCGGTCTTGGCAGCGCAGAAGCGGCGTTTCGTAAGGATGCGGCAAGCGGTGGTATGCTGGGTAAATTATTGGACATGTACCCTACTCAGACTGAAGCAATTAATGCAAGAAAGTCTGCTCAATCAGGTATCCTTCAAGCTATAAAAAATCTTACAAGTGGATCTGGATCAATAAGTCCTAATTTAGTTGGGGCTGCTATGGATGGAAGCAGTTCATTTTTTTCACAACCAGAAAATTTTGGTGCTGAATTTTCAAACCCTAACAACATATTTGAACCTGATGAACTTGCTTATGATCAAAATATGTCTGGTGGCGTAAATGCTGATGCTATGGGTCAAATTTTAGGCGGTATGAAACGCGAACAATTTCCAACCAGAACAGACTCTTTTCAACAAACGCAAGATACGAATCAACAAGAATTGCCACAAGAGCTTACTACTGGAGAGATTTCTGGTGGGGCAAAGCCACAGACTAATACAAGTGGGGTAGAGGGAGCCGACACACCAGCAAAACAGGCCGCTGTAACTGCGCTTGATGAGTATTTAAAGGCTGCAAGACCGGGCGTTGCGCCAAAAGATTATGCCGAATACATAAAAGAGTTTGGCGAGGCAACAGGGCTTGATGTATCTGGAGAGCCAGATAACAAGACAGCACTCATGGCATTCGGTCTAGCTCTTATGCAGAATAAGGCTGGCAAGGGCTTCGATGTTGGCAAAATTCTTTCGTCAGTTGGTGAGGCTGGTGAGAAGGCCATGCCAGCTTTAGAAAAGGCTAGGGCTAATGCAAAGGCAATTCGCGCCAAAGCTGGAGAGTATGCTCTTGGTCGCAAAAAAGAAGATCAAGCCGCAGCAATGAAACGCGAACAATTCTACATTATTCCTAAAGGAAAGCTCGGAGGACCTTTAGGTGTTGTCGATGCAATTACCAAAGGTAAGGGAGAGTTTGCTGACCTAAATTCTTATGAGCTTAACAACCTAAATACTAACGAGGAATTTAACTCACAATATGAAATAGTTAAAGCGTCTGATTATAGTGAGCTTGTAAAAGAAGCTTTAAAGACACCAGAAGCTAAAAAAATATATCAGAAGGGTTCACAAGGAATACCTTTGTTTAGCGGTGCCACTAAAGATCTTGAGCTTTTAGTGCAATTGCCAGATAGAAATGTATCTACAACGGCGAAGCCAGTTCTTCTTTCAGATCCTAAACAGGCTCTGCAACAAATATCCAGAATGGAAAAAGGACTTGCTAGAGGCGAAGAGTTGTTTACCACAATAGGTGGTCTTTTAAACCAGACTGACACATCCATACCCGCTCAAGCAAGAAAATCAATTGTTCAGGGGCTTAGAAATTTAGGATTTGATGCTGGTGGAGAAACAGACCCCGTTAAGCAAATACAAGTTATGTTAACTAAATTAAAGGCTCAAAATGCCGCTGAAATTCTTGGTGAATCAGGAAAAACCTTATCTGATAATGACCGCCGCATGGTTTCAGAAATTGTTGGAGACATATCGTTCACAGAGGGTGATGAAGCCTTGTTGATTCAAAAGCTAGGCATGTTGTATAAAGACATTATTGGCACAAGAAGAAACGAGATTGAAGAGGCTTACTCTACTTTAGGAAACTACGCTAATATTAAACGAGGTAATTCTGCAAACTCTGGACTGGGGTTCACCAAAGGTGATGATGGTGTTTACAGAAGACAACAACCTCCAACAAATCAATAGGGGTACATAATGGGTATTATAAGTGTAGAAACCCCAAAAGGTGTTGTCAGAGTAGAAATTGAAGGTGACAATCCTACTCAGCAAGAGCTTTCTGAAATAGAAAATCAATTTTTTGAATCTGAGCCACAAGCTCCAAAAGAAAAAACATTTGCCGATATAATGACACAAACAAAGCAAAGCACTCAGGATCAAGGCTTTGATTACGAGACTGGTGCCAATTCTGGCCTGCGGGCCAAAATATCCTTTGGTGAAACCGCAGAGGAGCAGGAAGCAATTCTTGCCAACATTGTCGGTCGAGAAGGATACACAAAAGACTCTTTTGGAAGGCTTGCACTTACTCCTGCTGGTCAGGCCGCGCAGGGCATGGATCCAATTGATGGCAATCTTGTAATTGAAGATGAGGGCTTCTCATTCGGAGATGTTGCTGACCTTGCTGGCATCTTACCAGAAACAATTGGCGCTGTAGCTGGTGGAATATTGGGTCTTCCGGCAGGCTTGTTGGGTGCTTCCGCTGGCGCTGCGGCGGGTGCTGCTCTCGGTCAAACAATTGAAGAAGGTGTAGAAAGCCTGTTAGGTGTACAAAAGCAAACATTAGGAGAAGTGGCTGGTGACGTTGCCACTGAAGCAGCTATCGCAGGAACTCTTGAACTTGTCACGCTTGGGACGTTTAACGCTATTCGTGGTGTTGTCCAAGGCGGAAAAGGCGTTTTATCTAAACCGCTTGAACAGGCAACGCTTGAGGGTTCAGAACGTGGTGCGCGGCTAATTGACGAAGGTGCCGCCCCTAGCTTAGAAAGGCTCGGTGCGCCAGCCACGCTATCATATGGACAAAAACTTGCTGAAGGCGCTACAAAAGACACTACTCGTGTTTTGAAAAACACTAACTTTGCTTTGAACAAAGTTGAAGAGCTTAAAGATCTTGTCGGAAGAGCAGAAATTGATGATGCTGGTTCCGCCTTTTCAAATGTAGCTGGACGCAGATTTAAAGAATTAAAGGAAACTCAAAAGCAAGCGGCAGAAGCTTCAATGAGGGCTGTTAGAGATAGCATTAATGTTATTGAAAGATCTCTTGATGAGGGCTTTGACATTAATGATGCAACGCTTCAAGCAATTACAGGTTCATTCCAAAACTTCAGTCGCGTTAGCGGCAATCAATTTCGTGTAATGGACGATCTTCTTGGCAAACTTCAATTTGAAGATGCCGCTACAGGCATTGTAAAAGAAGGTGGTAAAGCTCGTATAATTAATACGAACATATTAGAAGGCGCTGTAAAGGATCTTGAAGAGGTGGTCGGTTCTCGTAGTGTTTTGCCACAACCTGTGCAACAGGCCATGCGCGGCATAGAGGAGCTTTCTACAAAAGGAAAGGGGCTTGCATCATTTGAGCAAATTGCCAATCAACGCAAACTTGTCAATGACGCTTTATTTGACAATGAGTTGGGCAGCGCCACAACCGAACAATTGTTCAAGTTACGGGGAGCTTTTGATCAAACTTTAGAAGCAACAAACTTGACAAGTTTAAAAGGTATTAAAGCTGGGCAAAAACGTCAGTTAAATGAAATTGCCGCCCAAAGAGAAAAAGCCTTTAACACTTATCGTGAAGGACTAAAAGTTTTTGATGATTTGCAAAAGTTTGGCGTAATAAGAAATATAAAAGCCGCCTCAAAAGACCCTAGATTTAACGTGGATCAGTTTTTTAAAAAGGTGATTCGCCCTAATTCCCCAGAAAGATTAAAAGCTGTACTCGCTGCTTCAGACGATGCGGTAGCGGTTCGCGGACAGTTAGCTCGTGCTTACTTAGATGACGCTATGCAGAAAACTGGGGTTGATCTTATGGATCCTAGCTCCTTTAACGGTATGCGTTTTATGGCGCAAATAGATAGCCTTGGAACAACTGGAAGAGAACTTTTCGGTGAAAGTTGGCCTGAAGTTCAACGTCTTTCAAAAGCTATAGCACAGTCAGGCCCGAATAAAATTGATTCTAATGTTGTTCAAAGGATTATGTCTTTAGACACAGACAAGCCTTTAATCAGTTCCTTAAAAGATCTTGCTGATGCAAAACAGGCTTTAGATGTAGCTCAAAAAACAAAAGTTGTTCGTGATTTCAATGAGGGTATACTAAGCCCAGAAGATGCTGCTGCGTATATTGGTAGCCCATCAAGAAGCATCACTGAAATAAATCAAATCAAAAACTTTTTTAAAGGTGATCCAGAGGCTTTAGACACAATTCGTCAATATGTTCTGAATGATATTGTTAGCTCGGTTGGAGATGATGTCTTTACCGATACAACAAAAGCGCTTGCTCTTGATCGACTTGTCAATAAGGGCTATAAGCCGGGCGTTTTAAACGCCTTGCTCGGAAAAGAGACAGCAGACGGTGTGCGTCAATTTGCTGGCGACCTCGCTTACCTTGGGGACGTTGGCAAAGAAGGCGCTATTGTTGCTGCTACATTTGCTGCTCATCCTATTAGTAAAGCAGGTGCAAAAGCTCGCATGACATTTACATCAAAGATTTTTGCTAATGAAAGAATTATGAAAGCATTTGCAAGAAAAGGACAAGGGCTACCAGACCCACAAAAATTTGGTGGTAAAGTAGCAAATGCCTTTGATGCTGCTATAGCTGGTGTTGGCGCTGTGCAGCGACCAATTAGACAAGCAGGCGTAAGAGCGTTTATTTCTCCATCTGGGCCAATCTCATCTCCAGAACCGCAGCAATCTATACAAACGCCATCTCCAGTGCAGTCATCCGGTCTGGGATCTGTAGACGTAACTCAGCCGCAATCATTTGCGCCGCTTTCAATAGGGCAAATGGCGGCTACCGACCCATCTGTAGCTGAAGCCCTCGGCATTCGTGGAGCGACAGCAGAATTGTTGAGAAGATAATGAACAAAGATAGATTACGCGAAGAAATAGCCGAGGACGAGGGCTGCAAGTACGAGGTGTATTTAGACCATTTGGGACTCTGTACAACGGGCGTGGGCCACTTAATCACTGAGCATGACGAGGAATATGGTAAGCCAGTCGGCACTGTCGTTGAGCAGGAACGAGTTAGAAACCTGTTCGCATTAGACATTGCAGTGACTATAGACGAGTGCAAAGTATTGTACCCGGACTTTGACGATCTACCCGAAGAGCTACAACATATATTGTGCAACATGATGTTCAATATGGGTCGGCCTCGACTGTCAAAATTCGTTGGTATGAAAGCTGGAGTTGATGCTCGTGATTTCAACGAAGCAGCCGACCAGATGGTAGATTCCCGGTGGTACACGCAAGTCCCAAATCGTGCTAGACGTTTGGTAGACCGCATGAGGGCGCTGGCTAATTAACAGCCGCAGACCCTATCCCACCCTGCCCATATTTTTTATCAAACGCATCAGCAGTTAGCTTGGCTATTTGCTGACGAGCATTCCTGTGTTCGTCTGCACAAAGCTTCTGAAGCTTGTTGTAAGTAGAAATATCTACAGCAACAGACTTGTATTGTGTTGTATCAGCCATTATAATTTCCCATTGATACCCATTGTTTGAGGCATATTACCATGTACAACCATAAATACAAGAACAATAAGTATGGAGCCAGAAAGACAACTTTCATGGGAATCAAGTTTGATTCCAAGTGGGAAGCGGAGAGATGGGGCGAGTTAACGTGCATGGAGAAGGCTGGTTACATAACAGACTTACAGAGACAAATCTCATATGAGATTGTGGTCAATGACCAGAAGATTTGTAAATACATAGCCGACTTCAAATATAATAAGGTAGATGATTACGGCAATCTTGAAGAGGTTGTTGAGGATGCCAAGGGCGTGGAAACTGCTGAATTTAAACTCAAAAAGAAACTCATGAAAGCCGTTCATGGAGTTGAGATTTACCTATCAAAAAAAAATAATAACAATTTTCTCAAAATTCCCTTGACTTGAAAAGATTGCATGCTTACCTTTC